CAGTATTTACAGGCAGATCGATTGCTTTGACATACAAGGCTGTTAATTATGATGACCAAATCATAAGTGCAACAGTTACATTAGACGATCCAAACGCACAAGTTCAAACTTTGAATGGATTAGTCGATTATGTAGTTGACAAAGAAGTCGGAACAGTAACAATGGAAATTCTGCAAGACTGGGGTGTTGCTTCAGGACTCTGTGACACACTTTGGACAGATGCAGACACAAACCCAACCACAACACAAGCAATGACTTTGACAATAAATGCTAAAGTTATTACTTTGACAGTTTTACCAAAGCGACCAGATTTTGGTGGAACAGCACCGGATGCATTAACCACAACAGTGACAATGCCAATCCGATCAGTATCACTAGCGTAACTAACGAACAGGGGTCACCTAAATGTTTAAGATTAAAATAGAATGGACATTGGCAAATGGAAAGTCTTTTGAAGAATGGACTATTCCATGGGAAATTGCACAAGCTGAAAAGGAAACTGGCACAACTTTCCTTGAACTATTTAAACGAGAATTGCCACCATCAATTGAACAACAATTCTGGTTGGCCTACCAAATGCAAAGAAGAATCAGTGACAAGCCAGTTGGCAAGTTTGAAGATTGGCGATCACAAGTTGTTCACATCAATTCAAAGGACTTTGCAACAACAAATTTTACACAGCCGGAAGCATAGAACGCACTTTGATAGAACTGGCAATCATTTCGCGCCAGCCATTGTCAGAGTTCAAAACGCTTTCGGCAGAGCAGGTCTCAACAATTGCAGATGTGGTGAATAAGTTTCATGGCAACTAGACCATTTGAAATCAAAATCAAAGACGCTGACATCAACGCCATTCGCAAGACTTTTAAAAACATGGATGAAATTGCTCAGAATGACATGAATCGTGCAGCTCAACAAATTGCAATTGAAGCAGCCTCAGCCGTTGGCTCAGCTCTACAATCAACACCACAAGGCCAAGCAATTGCCAGATCAATTAAAGTGTCACCAAAATCAAAAACACCATTCTTCACAGTTGGTGGAAGTTCAGTAAAACTTAGAAATGGAACACCAGTTGGCGAAATTGCTTTGGGTGTTGAATTTGGTGCTTACCAGGACAGGCCACGCAAAAGAAAAGGCAAGTCAACAAATTATGTTGGCTACCGACAATTTCAACCACGATCACCACGCGAAGGCAGAGGCAACGCAGGATATTTTATCTTTCCAACACTTAAAGCATTACAACCAGAGATTACAAGAAAATGGGTTGAACAAGTTGATAGAATAAGACGCGAATGGCGCGAAAGGATTTAACATGGCAGATATTAGAACACTGAAACTGCAACTACTTGCAGACACAGCGCAATTCTCAACTGGTTTAAACAAAGCATCAACAGACACACAATCTTTCACTTCTAAAGTTGATAAGATTGTTGCAACAGCAGCCAAAGCATTCTTAGGCCTTGCAACAGCTGTTGGAACAGCAGCATTTGCAATTGGTGTTTCAGCTGTTAAAGCAGCCATTGAAGATGAAAAAGCCCAGGTTAGCCTGGCTCAAACATTACGCAATACAACTAAAGCAACAGATCAACAAATTGCTGCAACCGAAGATTACATTGATGCCACAGCTAGAGCCACAGGCATTGCAGATGATCAGTTAAGACCATCCCTTGACAGATTAGTCAGATCAACTCAAGATGTCACCAAAGCACAAAAACTTCAGCAATTAGCATTAGACATTGCAGCCGGTACAGGCAAAGACTTAGCTGCAGTCACAGAAGCCCTAGGCAAAGCCTATGACGGCAACCTGGGTGCATTAAAGCGTATCGGTGTACCACTTGATGAAAACATTGTCAAGACTAAAGACTTTGATGCAGCAGTTAAAGCATTATCTGAAACATTTGCTGGTCAGGCTGCAGCAGCAGCTGAGACATTTGCTGGAAGAATGCAAAGAGTTCAGATTGCAGTGGATGAAGCCAAAGAACAAATCGGATTTGCTTTACTACCTTTCATGGAAAAACTTGCAAAGTTTGTCACAGATAATCTTGTGCCAGCACTTGAGGGCTTGGTTAATGGATTGACTAGAACTGGCAAACAAGGATTAACAAAAGCATTTTATGATGCTGGAACTGGTGCAGTGACATTTGGTTATGATCTTGAATCAACTGAGGGTCAAGCCTATTTACTTGGTGAACAAATTAGACAACTTGGTGATGCAATAGGAAAATTATTAGCCATTGATCCAAGCACTGGTGACAGTTTATTGATTAAGTTAATTGATTCATTAACAAAGATTATTGAAAAGACAGAAGCAGCAGTGCGAGCATTTGAAAGATTTAAAGAATCATTTGTGGGTGGTGCTTTACTTGATATTTCAACAGCACCAATCAGAACAGTAGGCGCAGCATTAAGTGGCAACCCTGGTCAAGTGATAAACATCAACAACACATTTGGTGCAACCAATTCCAAAGCACAAGCACAAACAGTGGTCAAATCAATCAACAATGCTGCAAAGGCTGGAACTGTCAACAAGTTTGTCAAACCAATGATTCCTGGCAGGTAACAAGTGCCTTGGTCACCAAACGCCACAGTTAAAATCAACGGCACAGCTGTAACGAATTACACGCTTGAGGGCGTACAAATCAGCATGGGTCGTGATGATGTACAACAACAATCATCAGCAGGATTTGCCACAATTGATTTCTTAAACTTGCCTTACACTGATGTTGAAATCTTTGATGAGATAACAATTACCCTTGACAACTTTGCAGGAACAGACACAAACATCTTTACTGGCACAGTCACAGATGTTTCAGTTTCAGTGCTTGATGCTGGAACAACAAACACATTTATTACACAGATTAGTGCATCAGGTGGGTTGTCAAAACTTGCAGCTAAAGAAGCAAACCTGGTTGGATACCCAGAACAAAAAGATGGTGATCGTATTGTCTCAGTTATCACTGACACTTTTGGACTTAAATGGAATGAATTACCTGCAACACAAGTGTGGACTGATTACACCACAGAAACTTGGAATGATCTTTTAGGTGTTGACATCTCAGACATTGATACTCCTGGAACTTATGATTTGTTTGACTCAACTGGTGATCCTGGTGCAATCAATGCTTTGAATTATGTTCAAACAGTTGCTGATTCAGGCAGTGGTTACATATTTGAAACAACATCCGGGGGCATTGGATATCAAGACCAGGATCATAGAGCTGATTATGTAAGTGCCAATGGGTTCATTAACATTTCAAAAAACTTTATTCTTGCAGATGGTATCAATGTCACAACATCACGCAACGACATAATTAATGATGCAATTATCACCTATGGTGACCCGACAGCCTCATTTCAAACTGAGGAACTAGATTCAATCAGTTTGTACGGCAGAATCACAGCATCAATTGACACATATTTAAAGACTGCAACAGATGCTGAAACTTTAGCTGATCGCATTGTCCTTTTGAATGCTTACCCTCAACCAGTTATCCAAGGCATTAGAATCCAAATTGATGCACCAACTATGACACAACCATTGCTTGATGCACTTGTTGGCGTATTCTTTGGCATGCCAGTATCAGTGACAGACTTTCCAGCACTGCTTTACCCAAATCAATTCTTTGGTTATGTGGAAGGATGGCAATGGGAAATCGATAGATTTACTGCTAGACTAACATTAAATGTTTCAGACTTCACATTCTCAGCAGTGCCGGTGGCGTGGCAAGATGTATTTGCTGGTGAAAGTTGGAGTACAATAGATCCAGCGTTACAATGGCAAGACGCGTTATTAGGAGTTAATTAATGGCAACAACAACCCCGAATTATGGGTGGACTGTACCGACCTCAACTGATTTGGTCAAAGATGGCGCAACAGCAATTGAGACTTTAGGTGATGCAATTGACGCATCTATGAACACAGCTCTTGGCACAAAAAAAGCCGGATTGGTATTACTGAATACAACTAGTTTTAGTGCAGTAGCCAGCCAATCTATAAATGATGTATTTAGTGCAACATATCAAAATTATTTAATTTTGGGTAATTTATCAGGTTCAACAGGAAATCCTGGAGATTTCAGATTGAGAGTTAGTGGTGCAGATAACAGTACAAATAATTATATTCGGCAAACTATAAATGCTGACTCTACAACTTTGGCTGCTGCAACACAAACTTCAACCCTTTGGACACAATTTTTTGTATATAGCACAGCAGACACAAGTATTTTTGAAGCAATAATAACTAATCCTTTTGCAACAGCAAAAACTGGTTATTTTGCTAGGAGTACTCAAGAAGGAAGTTCTTTGAAAATACAAGGTGGTTACCACAATGTTTCTTCTTCTTTTACAGGTTTCACTTTATTAGCACAATCAGGAAATACAATTACTGGAACTGTGAGGGTTTATGGCTACAACAACTAAAATTATGGTTGGTATTGACGACCAAGTTATTGAACTTAAAGGTGCTGACAAAGAAGCGTTTATCGCTGATAGAGAAGCAACATTAGAAGCACAACGCCTACTTGAAGCCAAGGAAGCCGAAAGGAAAGAAGCACGCGAATCTGCTATCAAAAAACTTGCTGAGATCGCTGGCTTAACCAAAGAAGAATTGGCAAGTATCTTATGACAAACTTCAAAGCCATTGCATCATCCTGGGCAAGATCATTTGTTGCCGGATTGATTGCATGTTATCTTGCAGGAGTAACTGATCCAAAGATGTTAGTGTCAGCAGGAATTGCAGCTGTCGCACCAGTGATTCTTCGCTGGTTGAATCCTAACGATTACGCATTTGGAAAAGTTGATGTCAAAGAAAACCAAGAGCACTAAACCCTGGTCAGGCAAGGATGCTGAGCAGTGGATGGCAGTTGCTCACATGTCTGGCAAGCGTGGTGTGAAAGGCCTTTGCCTTAAGACTTGCCGTCAAGCGTGGCAAATACAAGCTAAGTACCCAAGTGCAATTGTTGCTTGGAATAACACACCTAAAAAGCATAAATTTACTGATCCAATGAAAGCACCAATAGGGGCAACACACTTTTGGAAAGGTGGCAAATTTGGCCATGTGGCTATTCAATCTTCTAAACCTGGCTATGTGTGGACTACTGATTTACCTGTCAAGGACACAGTAGGAAAGATTTATTACACAGGCGTGACAGATGCCTGGGGTTCAAAGTATCTTGGATGGACTACGCAATTGAATGGGGTTGATTTAAATGTCTAAGGATCACAAGATTGAGATACCGGATGTGTTTGGTGATGCACTTATTAAAGTGATGAATGCAGCTCATGCCAAAGGTGAATTGGTTACTGGCTTTGTTTGTTTGTTGGAAACTTACAATGGCAAACGCAAGAAGATGATTACAGTTACTTCACCGGAGATGCCC